ACGTCATGCACCGTATCACCTGCCACCGTGTTTAATCCTTCGTGACTTTCCGACTCGTCCCTGTACCCGTTAAGAGAACCTGAAACCAAGTCCTCTATTGACAGCGCGAGTGACTCGCTGCTGAACTTCAAATAATCCGCTGCTGCTACCGGGGTGCCCCAGTATGTTTCACCTGCAATCCCTATGTGCGACAGTTTTCCTTCTGGCCTTGCCATAACATCCTCCTTTTAAGGTTTCTCTTTATGCTTCGTTACCGCGGCTTCTTTTGGTTTTGCCGCTGGCTTTACTTCAACTGCAAAACCCTGGCTTATTAACTGATAGCCCAGAGTCGGTGTTACTATGTATTCCCCGCCCGTTATTACACGCCCGATTTCGTAATTCTGCCTTTCCTCTGCAACCCATTTTATTTTTATTCCGTCCACTGTTCCTCCTCTTCAACTATGAGTGTCAGCTCCGCATAATGACAAAGTACTTCCCCGAATTGCCGGTTTTCTATTATGTCCACCTGTATAGCAGACGTAATTAAAGCGACACCGTTTAAGCTGGGCTTGTTTCTAAATGCCGTGGCTATCAATTCCACGAGGTCCTGAAATGACGTTAACGTGCTGCCGTCTGTCGCTAATGAATAAAAACCCCTGAATAAAAAAGTGTGCCGGCGAATATTCGTTCTTGACGTGTGAGTTTCCTCTTCCGTTTTCTGCCTGTAAAAACACCAGCCGTTAACCTTCGTGTCGCCCGTGTTTTTAAACTTGGATAAAAACGTGCTCCAGTTATCCGCATAAACGTCGTAATTGTATATCTTTGTTCCTATGCCGGTGACCGCCAAGAGGATAGTATTTATCTGCGTGTTTAAGTTACTGAGTGACATCTGCCCACCTCACTTTTATTCGTTCAAACGCCTGGTCAAGCGTCCGGTTTATCATCGTCTCTTCCTCGTCCAACGTGTCTTGAAACATCTTGACTTCCGGGATGCCTTTCATCATTATGCTTCTGGCTATCCGGTATGCCGCCTGGTCATCATCCGTTCCGAGCTTTGATTTCATCCACATCTTTATTGCATCTATATTCGGCATCTTCCCTGGCTTGCGGCCATGCTCCACCGGCAACGCATACGCCACCGGAGTACCGACCGCGCCCTGCACGTTCCCGCCCGTTCCAGTAATAGACCCTGCCTTTATTGAGGATGCAAGATATGACGTTGTCTTGGGCGTCTTTTCAACGACCTTGCGCCATAACCACATAAGTATCATCTCAATAGATTTCACGAGTTCCTCATTCTTTATCGCATTGGCACGTTCCGTATTCGCCATCATGCCGGTTAGTTTAACTGTAACTTCTAATGGGCCTGTCATCGCCAGTCCTCCGGGTGAGTCAAATACTCACCGCCCCATGGATATCCGCTGTCATATTCACGTATAATAAGAGCTGCCTTTGTTTCCTCGTCCTGGCTCATCGCCTGCGCATAAAGTTTTAACTGCTTCTCTGCAGCTTTCATGCACCGGTCACTCCGGTCACGCCATGCTACCGCGGAAGCGTTAATCGTGGGCTCCGATGATTCAGTGAACTTGTTAGCCATTGAAAGCAACGCAATGCCGGCAGTCAAATGGCATATCGCATTAAAATCGCCTTCGTAAACCGAGCATACTGTCCCGCTTACGGTATGCGGGATGGTATAGGTTACAATAAAAGTTTCACTCGCCGACGGCGTGTCCTCAGTAAACCTTATTTTATTTGTAGTACCGTCGTTATAAACCATGTACCGTTCCTGTGCTAATATCTGCGGCTCCTGTTCGCCGGCAGGATATTCTATGCACTTGATTTCCGAGAATCCGTCTATCCAGTCAGTCGGTAACGAATAAGAATAAACCGCTGTCCCTGTATATGATTTGTATTTCCTGTAAGGATGGTCGGCATCATAATAAATAGAAACCGCCGAGCTTAAGAGGGCCTTGAGCGCGGTTTCCGTACTCCCATCAACTATTATACTCCCGTCATCCTTGAGTATTATTTTTGTCCTTGTAACAATATCAGCCTGTGTAATAGCCATTGTTACTCCTTAATATGATTTCCTTACAGACGTTAACTTAAACGTAAAGCTGGGGGTCGTCCCGGCTATCGTGTAAGAAATTCTTACATATTTTCCGTAGTTTGTAACGGCCTTTATGATGTTACTTATCCCCGTGATTTGCGTAAACGATGACAATGCCGCCCAGTTGGTATTGTCATGTGAGGTCTGTATCGCAAGGTCAAGAGTCGGGCTCGTGCCGGAGGCCGCTGTTACTTCCGCGAATATTATGAGTTCAATAGCATCTTCAAAACTGAACCCACTCGTTGTACCGCTCGTTGTCCTGGCTGCTGAGGGTAACATTTCCTGTACTATTACACTGGCAAACTCTGACATATAATCCTCCTTTTACTTTTTTTATTCGACCATCTGCAGGATACTTTATATCCTGCGGAGGGTCGGGCGGGTAGTCATAACTTACCCGCCATCCCCTTGTGGAAAGTTTTAGCTTCCCGAAACAACCATCTTATACATCCCACGGTAATCCAGGACTACGAGTCCCCAGATGTGCCGTATCTTGTATATTATCTGGTCGTTTGTAAACATCGAGCCCACGTTCGGCATATCCTGCACGAACATCTCGGGCTCTTCCTTGCCCTGATAGAACCCGACTTCGATTGTAGGAACGTTATTCGGGTCCGCTACCACCGCCCAGTCAGTCGCGTCCGTCCATTCAGGCACCACTATCAGCTCGAGTCCGTAAGTGCTGTGAAGGTTCGGCGAGGTTTCGTTCTGGTTCGTACCAACGAAAACGTTTGACTTGCAGAGCTTGTTCCCCATGGCTTCCAACGCGGATGGCACGAGCAAGAACTTGGGATTATTCGACATCCCGAGGTAATCGGTCGTTGAACCATACATCAGTTGGTTCATCATGGCTACTTTAGCCGCTGTCAGTCCCGTGTCCCCGAGCGCTGTGCTGCCGAGGTTTGCATGACTTGACGCATGGAATATAACCACGCCGTCATAGCAGGTTGCAGTGTTATCCTTTATCAGGTTAAATATCGCCGAATAAAGAGTCTTCACTGCCGCTCGCCCAAGTTTTTTCGGGATTCTCTTAATGGCAGACACATCGTCGTTTGCGATGGTTTCCATTGAGATGGTTTCGATTCCACCTTTCTTGGCTATTGAATAGGTGTTCTCGTCATCGCCAGGTGATGTCAATGGCGAGTATGCCCCGTTCTGATTAACTGTTGGCAAATCGCCGTAACCACCCATCAGCGGCCTTCTGTTTGTTCTGAAGTCACTGATTGGCACGATTTCGGAAACGATTTTTTTCCAGTCCGTCAGACCAGGTGCATTATACTCCTTGACCATTTTTCTGGTAACCGAGTCGCCCAGTATCTGAGCAAACGTCGTTGTGGATATTGATTCGCTCAGCCTGTTGCTATCGCCAAGATTAAGGCCATAACACCCTGCCAATATCTCTTCGTGGCTGGGGTCAAGGTTCTTGGTTATTTTCTTGTATGCTTCGCGGAAGCTGTTAAACTTCCTGACGAACTTTCCGTCCGCAGCCTTCTGGTCAGCACCTTCAAAGAACCCATCCATTGCTAACTGGAGTGTGTCCTTTTCCGTCTGCCTGATTTCAACGCGGCCTGCAGGCAGGAACATGTGGGATTCGTGTAACTTCGCCAGTATGTCCTTCTGCTCTTTCATGGCCGCATCCAGGACTTCCGGCTTGAATATGCTGTCTTTGAACCTGTTGCGGATGGACTCTTTTACAGGGTCCGGCAACGTGCTGGATGAGAGCTTTTCGTTAAGGACTGCCGTGCAGTTCCTTTTCGTTGCGTCCTCTTCCATTTTCTTGATGTTATCAAGAGAAGCCTTTGCGCTGGCTTCGTTGGTTGCCTTTGCCGCTTCCGCTGCCTTTCCCGATTCGTCCGCTTTTTTCCTGTCTGCGGCCGCTTTGCTTTCCTCAGGCGCACCAGCTTCATCCTGGTACCCGCGGAGTTTCTTGAGCATATCAATAGCTTCGGTCTTGTTGCCAGCTTCTATGGCCGCAATAACCGTGTCTATCATGCTGCTCAATGTTTCCCGCACCTTGTCCCCGAACTTTTCGGCAAACTTCACCTTGTCAAAGTCCTCGACAATCGCTTTTACCACGTCAAACTCCTGGTCAGCCGTCAGCTTTTCTACGTCCAAGCCTTCAACCATATCAGGCGATGACACCCTTAACATCTCAACCAGCTTTTTAAACAGTTCTTTCATTTGTAATCCTCCCTCTTTACTTGCTAATAGTCGGGTAAGCCTCCCGCCCGCCGCGGGGACCGAAACAAAGGTCATCTCGTCTATGGCAGTTATTTCATCCACTATCTCTTTGCCGCTCGGCATCCGCCGGCGCCTGCCATCACCATCAAGAGATAGCCCGAGTAGGTTTTTCTTACCATGCGACCAAGCATCGAGGAGCATTTCCTTCAGCCATTTAGCTGAATCCAGGATGTGCATCTTCGCAAGTATTCCTTCCTTCTCGTTGCCGTTCTGGTCTTTAAACTTACCAAAACGCACGTTTTCAAAGAACGATACCATGTTCTTTGTAAAACCATTTCTTACAGAAGCTTTGGCCTTGTCCGGCACGTGATTGAAAAACTTGCCATCGAATTCGTAAGCAAAACCCTTGCACTCTTCAAATAGCGGCAGGGCCTGCTTAAGAACGTCAGCTGGATAAATCCTGTTGTTCAAGGACTCACCAGCTTCGA